TCACGCGTGTGATTTTAAAGGTAAAGCCATCGATATAGCTTCGGAGGCCTCGGCCTGCACCAGCTGAAATGTGTGGGTATAAATATTGAGCGTAGTAGACACCTGAGAATGTCCGAGGGCGGCTGACACGGTTTTTGCATCGGCGTGGTTTGTAATCAGCAGTGTCGCGTTGAGGTGCCGGAAGCTGTGGATTGCCTGTTTTGCTTTACGTATGCCTGTTCTTTTGCAAAAACGATCCAGCCAGTTGTAAGGTGCTCCAGGATAAATAGGATTTCCATTCCAGGAAGTAAACAGCCGGTCACTGTCAATCCATTTATCGCCAGTCTTCAGACGACGCTCTGCCTGCTCAATTCGATAATGTTTGAGAAATGCGAATATGTTAGCTGGCAACTTTAGACTCCTGATGGAACTTTTGCTTTTGGGCGTATCGGTATAAATTCCGGCGTCTTTGGTATAGAGAGATTCCCGCCGGACACTGATAATATTTTTTTCGAAGTCAATGTCTTTCCACTCAAGGCCAAGTAATTCGCCTCTCCGCAGTCCGCTGTAGATCGCAAGTATAAAAAATACCTGGTACATAAGCGGTTCCTTCAGGAGCAGATCAAGAAAGTGCTGCGCTTCCTCAATGGTGTAGCAATCGTGTTCCGGACGTCCTTTCAAAGAGATGCGGATCGCGCGGCATGGATTTTCTTTGGCTGATCTCATTTGAATCGCGTACTCAAAGACAGATGAGATGAAGGATAAATAGTTTTTAGCAGATTTGTGACTTAGTCCTTTGTGCTCTGTGTCTCCTTTTATGAGGCCACGAACGAATTTTTGAATATGCGACGGCGTGATCTTGTCCATCCTCAAATGCCCGATGGCTGCGTAAACACGGTCTTCATAATGATGGTAGCTGTCGATGGTTTTTGTTTTTAGGTTTTCGGGAGCGTAGTCGATAAAATACTGTTCACGCGAAAAAGTTTCAAATTTCACGTTTTTTTCAGTAAATCCTTGCCTACATTCCTCTTCAAACAAGACAGCCTGCCGATTGACCTCTTTTTCGATCTGTCTTTCTGTCATGCCTGGTTCCGGCCGCCATGTCATGCGTGGACGTTCTTGCGTCCCATCTACGTCGTACCCGCAGGAGGCTGTTATCCGATAACTTTTTCCTCTCTTTTCAATTGTTGCCATATTTATGCCTCTGCTTTCTGGGTATAAAAATGCCCGGAGTATTGAATATTCCGGGCCGAAACAGTATAATAATTATGCGATTATATCGTACTGTCAGCCTCGGGTTGATGGTAAAGCCGTTTCTATCCGGTAGCCGCCGGGTGGAACGGCTCTTTAATTTAATTGCTTTTCTTTTTGTCCCTTTCAAGCCATTGCTGGTATGTGATGAGTACCTGACGCGGCTTTGAACCATCAGGAGGACCGACGATCCCCATCTGTTCCATCTGATCGATCAACCGACCCGCGCGGGCATAGCCCAGCCGGAGCCGACGCTGAAGAAAGGACGTGGAAGCCTGTCCGTTGTCAACAATACATTTAATGGCATCCGGCATCATGGGATCCATATCTTCGCCAAGCGCATCGCCGCTGTTTCCGCTGTCTTTGTCTTCAGTGGCGTTGCGCTCGATTTCTTCGGCGATGCTCTCGCTGTAATCCGCCTCCTGCGATTTTTTGATGAAGCCGACAACAGATTCAATTTCACTGTCACTGACAAAACATCCCTGAATCCGCTTCGGCTTCTGTGAACCGACGGGGGAGAACAACATATCGCCATGACCGAGAAGCTTTTCAGCGCCCCCAGTATCAAGGATAACCCTTGAATCGATCTTCGAAGGAACAGAAAAAGCAATGCGGCTTGGTATATTCATTTTGATGCTGTTGGTTAAAACATCGGCAGACGGGAGCTGTGTTGCAATGACAAGATGCATTCCGGCGGCGCGTGCCATTTGTGCCAATCGGCAGATCGAATCCTCCACCTCGTTCGGGGCGGCCATCATCAGGTCGGCAAGCTCGTCGATGATGATAACGATCTGGGGCATTTTTTCCATCGGTTGGCCATTGCCATCCACATTTCCGCGCGAAGCCGCGAGCGCATTGTAAGACTTCAGGTCACGTACGCTGTTGGCCGCAAACGTTTTGTACCTGTTCAGCATTTCTGTTACAGCCCAACTTAGGGCGCCGGCCGCTTTGCGCGGGTCGGTTACAACGGGAACGAGCAGTTGCGGGATGCCGTTGTAAATGCCGAGTTCCACGACTTTCGGGTCGATCATCAGGAAACGAACATCGTCCGGCGTGGATTTGTAAAGCAGACTGATGATCATGGAGTTGATGCATACCGACTTGCCGGAACCGGTCGCGCCCGCAATGAGCAGATGAGGCATTTTCCCAAGGTCGGCGATTGCCGTTTCCCCGGCAATGTCACGGCCTAGTGCCACCGTCAGGTGGCTTTTGGACGCCCTGAAACTGTTGCTTTCCACCAGCTCACGCATCCGGACAACCGTATTCTTTTTGTTTGGCACTTCGATGCCGACCGCTGCCTTGCCGGGAATCGGCGCTTCGATGCGAATTCCGGCGGTTGCAAGGTTCATGGAAAGATCGTCGGAAAGATTGGTGATTTTGCTGATCTTTACACCGGCGGCAGGCTGCAGCTCATACCGCGTGACGGCCGGGCCGCGGCTGTGTCCGACAAATGAAGTCTTTACACCGAAATCCTGCAGAGTTTCGACCAGTTTGTTCCCAATCACATTGATTTCACTCTGTACGTCTCGTTCGTTGGGGCCCTGTGTCGTTTCCAGCATGGCAATGGGAGGCATGTGGTATTGTCCGTCCTGGACCGGTTTAGGGACAGAAAAAACAGATGGTTCCGGAGGAGGCGACGTATGTTGAAGTTTCTGCTTCTGCACGTCCACCGAATTGCAGCAAGCCATTTTTCTTTTGATCCACTTGAACACGGCTTTCACCTACAATTGACAAAATATATTATTTAGAGAGAATTCAGACTAAGCGCTTTCTGCTTTACTGTCTTATCTGTTGAAATAGGGTAGGGCAGTATTTTTGCTTAAACGGAGCTATTGCCTCTATAAACTTTATTTCATAATTTTGCTGAAAGCCGTTTGATACTCTTTTGCCTGTGATGGAGTGAGTGCCCCGTCAATACGAAGCAAAACGTTATCATTCAGATAGAGGTATTGTGCAAACATGGAACCACCTTTTTTGACAATGCTGTCAACGTAGTCATATCTGGTCTTAGCATCTGCTTCGTTATTAAATACTTCAACGGATCCTCCAACCGGATTTTTTGAATCCGGTTGTTCTGCACGTTTATCAGCAAAGTTTACCTTACTTATATATTGATGCGGACGGCCTAATAGTTTGTTTTCGTCAGTAGCCTCCGTATATACAATTATATTTTCAATCGGCAAGCCCTTAGATTTTAACGAATCAGCAACGCCCTTCGCATCTAGGCTTCTTGATTTACTTTCTGGCTGCTGAGAGGAAGCCAGTATAGAAGAAGTAGCCTGCGATGATGGCGATGCACTGGATGTTTGACTAGAAGAAGCGTTGCTAATCTCCTGCTTTCCCTGGCAGGCTGTTACGCTCAGGCACAGAATCAACGCCAAAATTCCTAAAACGTATTCTTTCATGGATATTCCAATTCCTTTCGCTTGACATATTACACCAAGACTTTATAATATTTTTGAGAATAATCCCAGCTCTGCCCGCATACTGCTGCCGACGGCATGTGGGCTATTTCTATGTCATGATGTGGTGGAGCGCCACCACATCCCTACTTAAGATAATTAGCCACATACTCCCGGTTGATTTCTGATATCTCTTTTTTTCCGTCAATGTATGGCTGATACATCTTAAATGGATCAATTGCTCCATAAGCGTCACATGCAGTACAATTTTCGCAACTAGCTCCGCCACAACTCAAAGAATCACGAATAATCTTTTCACGCTGTTCGCGCGTTGTGTTTTTAATTAAATACTTGTCCATAGAAAAGCCTCCCTAGAAACTATAGAGCTTATTGCTCCTCTGCATGATGTACTATTTTTATGCCTTTGTGGTTTGTTTGACATAACCAAAAATAAAGCTAGGTTTATCCGAAGTGCTTCCCCCGTGGCCCGGTATAGTAATGAAGTGCTTTTCGAATGAATTTTTCGGACACATTAAAATAATCCGCTAAATCCCAAGTTTCAGTATGACCGTCTTTCACAGCTGCATTGATATCATTAAACGGCAGATATCGCTCAATAGCCCATCGGTCTGCTTTATATTCATGCTTTGCGACGAGATCAAGAGAACTACTTACTTTGTGAGTACATCCCGTTGCACAGTGACCAGCCTCATGAGCAATCGCTTCTTTCATTTCCCTAATCGATGTAAAGCAAGAAGGGTCGATAAAAACCGCATAATGCCGTTTTATTTCAATTGTTGCAGCATCTACAAAGCCAATGGAATATAAGCATAAGGTTGCATCATTTTTTTGTAAATCATCATATAGATCAGTTACTTCCGTATAACAGCCTCCCTAAGAGCTATTTATTTTTCTCCTTATCTTGTTGCTCTTTGAAAAACCGTGCCATTTCTAAAAGCTTCTGTTTGTTTTCCTCCGTCAGCTCCTTTGTCTCGTTGTGAAGCGCATAGGTGAAATCGTTGAATGTAATGTCAGGCTCTTCGACCTTGTCGGAGAGCTTTATTATTTTGCCTTCTTGTTTCTTTTCAATAGGATTGCATTGCCAATAGGTACCTTTCATTCCGGATTTAGCCCCGTATTCTTTTATTAATTCTTTATAAATATCGGGCGCAAATGCACGTTTCTGACTAAATAAAAAATAAGGAATATATTCATTGAAAGATATATGGGATAAATTAAAATCACTTCCAACAATGCTGCGCGAGAAGTAGGCAAATATTCGATTCTTAGCCGCTTCCATTCTTTTGTCAAAGGGATTTGAGTCGTTTTTCTCATATTGTTCATATTCGTATCGCTTGTCGCGCTGCGACTTATTCCACATACCAAATTTTTTCTTTGCTTTTTCCCATCTTTGATGGCGTTCCGCATGAGCTTTTACATCAGGCACATATTTGGGCGAATACAAAAACTCACACTTTTTGCATTCAACGGCATCTGGTAAAAGACTATCGACAGAGATATTAAAATATTTTGCTATTTTAGATAATGTGTCCCCACTCGGAGTAGCGCCTGTCTTTTTCCATTTTGTGGCTAAAGAATTGCTCAGCCCAATTTCGATTACTGCCTTTTTAGGGCTAATCCCCCTTCCATCGCATAGCAACTTAAATTTGTCAAAAAACACAATTTAGCCCTCACTTTTCTGTGCAAAACATAGAAGCTAACTAAATTAAGCCTTTTCCCCTGACCTTGATAACCAAAATAAGCTATACTGCATTCAGACAGATAACCAAAGTTATCCAATAAGGCTTTTAATTAACTTATGAGCTTATTAATATTTTGTAAGTACAATTATTTTAGCTCAAAAGCTAACCAAAGTCAACACTTTTTTAGAAAGGATGGCGTACTTTATATGCCCGCACAATGGACAGCTGAAATTATAGGCAATTTGCATCTCAACCACTTAACTGCCAAGCAACTTTCGGAACAGCTTGGCTACAATCCTAAATATGTAAGCACCGTTCTAAATGGTCATCGGAATCCCAAAAGCGCCGAGCAGACGTTTCGGCGGGCTTTGGACGAGCTAATTCAGAAAAAGCAGAAAGAAGGTACATAAAATGAAAGACCTGCAATTAGTCAAATCAGACCATTTTGGCGAAGTAGAAGCCGACATTTACAGTGATGGCGCAGACATGTTTATGACGATCAATCAATTAGCAACTTGTTTGGAATATGCCAGCAAATCCGGTGTTGAGAATATTCTGTCACGCAATGAATATCTCAAAAAACCCGAATTCTCAAGTACCCACAAACTGTGGGTAGATGGAAAAGAGCGCGAAACTCGTGCTTTCAACGAGGATGGCATTTACGAGGTAACTTTTCTTTCAGGTCAGCCCAAGGCGAAGAAGTTTCGTGCATGGCTCCGTGAAGTAGTGAAATCCATCCGCAAAACCGGCTTTTATGGCACTCCTGCGGCAATTGACACCATGCTTTCCAATCCGGATACAATGATCAAAATGCTGACAGCTTACAAAGAGGAAAAAGAAGGACGGGCTACTGCAGAGACTAAGGTCAAAGAGCTTACACCAAAGGCGACTTACTGTGACCATATGCTGGACAATCCTGGACTGGTTCCTATTTCAAGCATAGCAAAAGATTTTGGTATGAGTGCGAGAGCTTTGAACAAAATGCTGCACGACTATGGTGTTCAGTACAAGCAAGGCGATCAGTGGCTTCTTTACGCAAAATATCAGGATTGCGGCTATGTTGGCAGCAAACCGTTTGATATCACTCACACAGATGGTTCCCCTGACGTAAAGCCTCAGACACAATGGACGCAACTCGGCAGGAAATTTATTTATGATTTGCTGAAAAGCAACGGAATTCTGCCCATCGTAGAGCGCCCACCGTTTATCAAGGCAAAGGGAAAGCAGGATAATACCGCCGCGACAGCATGAAAAGGAGAAAGAAATTTATGATTTATGCAAAAATCAAAGTCAACGATGATCTTGAATTAAGGACCGCAATCTATGGGGATGAATTTTACTCTCATTGCCCAGTCTGTGGAAAAGAGGTTGCAGTTGACATTCAGCGTGATCTGCCAGAGAACAGCTCTTTTTCCGATATAAGCGTTTACTGCGATAAATGCAATGAGGCGACAAAGCCGTACATAGGGGACGATGGCAAATACGATTATTTCAATATGTTAATTCATGCTGAACTGCAATCAGAACTTTTTACCTTTGCAGTACGTCGAGCTTCCGAAGATGATCTTCGCACCGCATTTGAGTGCATCTCCGAAGGAAGGAAATGTAGTGATTCGTCCAAGCGCCTTGCCGCTATTGATGGGGAGATCGACCGCCGCGAATCAATAAAAGCGTAGTCACTCTATTTCAAAACACAGTAACTACAAAGGAAGGTTCCATGTTTGTTGCAATTCAGAAAATTCAGCTGAAAAAGCCCAGCAAGGGCAATCACAAAAAGTATGAGGTGACTTCCACAACCTGGACTTCCGGCGGCGTTACCAAAACTCATTATTCGTATTATCCGGACTATGATGCCGGATACTTCGAACGTCCGCACCGGGAAGCATATAAAATCAGTCTTCACCAAAGTTACCGGGAGAATGGTAAGGTTAAGACAAAGCAATGCGTTTTAGGCACTATCGGCTATTATGCCCTTGCAGAGGATTGGGGGCTTTACGATTATGTCTCGTCCGGACTAGACCGTGCAGCAAAGATGTTCAGCGATACGGATAACCTGTACGACCTCGTGGAAGCCAAGATGAAGCCGATACAGGATAAAATTAAACGCGAATATCATAAGACCGAGGAATATAAAACAGTTCGCGAGCGACAGCGCGTACAAAAGGCGTACCAAAAAGCTAAAGCCGCCTTTGCTAAAAAGTACAGTGTCGATGCTGACGAATACGACTATTGCTATGACGTTTTCGGTCATGTGATGAATCAAGAATATCTGGACGAAATAGTGAAGCGGGCGCGATCGTACAGTAGTTACTCCAATTATGGATATGGCAACTACAGCCACCGCAGCGAAAGCCAGTCCAGCCAGCAGGCTTACGGTAGTTACTTCAATTCGAATTCGGGTAACTACACCGAGGACGAAAAGCAGGACCTGAAAAAATTCTATAAAGCTCTGTGCCTGAAATTCCATCCCGACATGAACCCGGATAAGGACACCACCAAGGAAATGCAGCTTTTAAACAAGCTGAAAGAAGAGTGGAACATTTGAAAGAAACCAGGTGATATTGATGTCAATACCTCGTATGCGCCTTTTGAAAGAGGCCGCCGCCGAGATCAAGCAGATCGACCCGGATAGCGCCGTGACACCGTACTTCATCCGCCAGCTTGCACTTGAAGGAAAAGTCAAATCCGTCATGGCCGGCAGAAAACGGCTGATCAATTTTGATGATCTTTTGCAATACCTCGCTCTGCCGCAGGATACCGAACCGGAAGAATCCCGCGGCATCCGCAAGCAGGCATGAAAAAGGACCCATCTGCATGAAGCCGACCAAAGCACTGCAGAAAGGCCCACAACCCCGCCGAAGCGGTTATCTACATAAAGTGTACCATAGCCGCTCCGACGTTTCAAGAGAATGGAGCGTAAAAAATGAAATATCCTCTGAATACCGAAAAAGTTATCCTTGCTTTAGAGACAGAATCTCACGCAAAAATGGCGCCGAAGCTAAAGGAACTTTGGGAATGCCTCGTTCCTCTTTCAAATGACGCCTATGAGTACGGACGCTGTGGGAAAGCATATTCTGCCGAATGGGTCAAAAAGTGGAGCGACCATTTCGGCTCTGAACCAGATCCCAAAACGAAGCTGTTGCTAGAAAAAGTCGATCAGCTCATGACCAATTCGTATGAAGAGGGAAAACGCGACGGCAGCTTACAGGTGCCGTGCATAAGCGTGCAGAAAGGCGGTGTTCCGGCATGACAGATCAAAAAAAGAGTGCTCAGACGGCGGCAACCGTTCAGGACACCCAAACAGTTGATAGAATGCAGACCGTTTCCTCTGCCGCTCAACAAATCGACAACGGCATAGTCAGTCTGGAATTGGCTTCTGACCTGTTTCAAATTCTTTCCGAATCCTTTGAGAGTGAATTTGAATCAGTTCGCCCGGAAAGTGCATTAGAAGATATTTATCTTAAAAGGTTGAATCTGTATAATTCGGCGGTTACTATTTTTCAAACAAGCATGACAACCACATTGTCAGAGTTGCGGAACGGGTGTAATTCTCTCTACGATAAAATTCGGGAAGTGAGGGCTACAGTATGAAGCAACTGATTACATATTTTCGTCGCCGTATGGCAGCACAGCACCGTAAGGAGCGCATAAACGCAAACCGGAAAAAAATTGCTCAAGCACTGGGCAGAATGTGAGGATATATTATGACTTCAATTATGCTGGCAAAAGCCGACGTTACTGGAAAGCCGCTTTACCTTGTAATGGACGAGGAAAACAAAATTTCATATGTCACGGGCAATGGCAACCGCTATCCGATCAGTGAAAAGCCCACTGCACTTGTTTTGGCATATCAGATGGCGGAAGAATCGTTTGTCGGCTTTCCCAAAGAAGCTGTCGTTCATTGGCTTGTGGACGTTCACCGGAAAAAGCTGGAATGTCTTGCACGGGAAAAAGGAAAAAGTCGCGACGACGTTTACCGGATCGTCATTGCGAAAGCAATGCTCCGTGAAACGCTAAGAGAAATAAAAACGCACGACGATCTGAAACGTCGGGTTTCTATGGAAATCCGGTTTATGCCGCAGCTGATTGACGACCCCAGTTTATCGGATAGCGCTGAAATCATTTCCGATGTTGAAGATATCGACAAGCTTACGCCGCGTGAGTTGGCGCAGCTCTTCCCAGCAGAAAAGAGATATGACGGCGAAAAGTATCAGTGCAAGGACTATTTTACTTCGGCCGAGTTTTTGAATTCTCTGGAAGATAAGCCGATGGGTGCAAAAGGTGTGCTTAATTTCTTGTGGGACTACATGAACCCGGAGTTGACCCGGTTTAATCTGCTTGTGATGAAAGTTGTAGACAATGACCGGAAGCGGCAGGGGAAGCCGAGTATGGGCGAAGAATTCGCCAAAGAAATGGGGATTCCGCTTTATACGGAGGCAACGGATGCGGATGGCAATCCGGTGCTTATGGACGAAGAAGGAAATACTATTTCACTGGACGCGGAAGGAGAAAAATCATGACCAAAATTGACCGCGAGCTCAACGATAAAGCCGCAGAAATGATAAAACTCATGGACCAATACCCAAAGTCGGAGCAGGCTGCCTTACTGCTGAACGTCATTACAAACGTTTTTACGGCAGGAAAAGAATCCGGCCGGCAGGAAGTATATAACAGCAGGAAAGAGGCGTCCGTATGAAAGCCCCCACCAGATATGACCTCGCATTGATTCAACTCTCTATGAAGTAAAGGAATGTGATTCCGGTAATGAACGAAGCAAAATCCCAAACGTTTGAGAATTTCCCTTCCGAGCTCCGCAAGCTGGCTCAGTGGGTTGACCGGCGAGAAAAGCAGCCGGTCAACCCACGGACCGGAGGCAACGCGCAGGCCAATAACCCCGGCACCTGGTCGGACTTTCAAACCGCTCTGACAACATTCCGGTCCGGCGGGTATGACGGGATTGGCTTTGAACTAAGCAACAACGGCATCGTCGGAATTGACCGGGATCACTGTATCAATCCGGAAACCGGCGAGATAGATCCGGAAGCCCTGAAAATGGTCGAACGTCTTGACAGCTACACGGAGATTTCCCCAAGCGGCACTGGGCTACATATCTGGGCTTACGGCGATATCCCGACAGACGGTCGGAATAACCGCAAATGCGGTATCGAGATGTATAAAGCGCGCCATTACCTGACTGTGACCGGGAATACGTTCGGCCCCGTTCGGCCTCTGGCACACCGAGAGAGGGAAGTCGCTGAGCTTTACGCGGAGGTCTTCCCGGATAAGGCAGCACCGCCGTTACCTGTCATAGTCGCCCCATCCGACGATAGCCTTTTGGAGGTCGGTCTGCAACGGGACAAGGAACTGATCGAATGTTGGAACGGTGCCCGTAAAAACGGTAATGAATCATCAGACGACATGGCGCTCATGAATAAGCTGGCATACTGGTGCAACCGCGACGTGGATCAGATGGTGGCGGCCTTTTCAAGGTCGCCCCATGCTGCCCAAAAGGACGAGAAGCACCTGAAAAAGGCCGAGCGGAAGGACTATCTGATACGGACCGCGAAGAAAGCCGCAGATGAATGTCAGCGGGCAGCGGCGGAAGATAACCGGGACTATGGGAGAAGAACGGCAAAGGAAGATTTTTCGGTCGTCATTGGCAGCGGCGAAAGTAACGATGGAGCCGAAGCCGCGGTCGCAGCAGTCCTTGAACAATCGCCAAAAACTCTTGACGATCTGGCCCCTGATTCACTGTTGGACGCGCTTTTCTCTATGAAGGATGAAGTCGCGCGACAGCGGGAGATTTCAAAGCTGAAAGCTGCTGCGAAGAAGGAGGGCTTTGCCCGTGACTTTGATGCCTTGATAAAGGCCCACAAGGAACAGCGGAAGCTGGAACAGGCTGAGAAAGCTCGCACGACGGTTGAGTATATTACTTTGAAAAACTGCCCGTTGCAGGGCCTTAAAAAGCCCGCGAGCTGGAATGTGACGTCGCATGGAGTGTGGCGAAACCTCGAAGGGGAGGTTCAGACGGCCTGCCCGCACCCGATCATCATAACGGACAGGCTTCAGAACGTCGATACTCAGAAAGAAAAACTGAATATCGCGTTTTACCGCGACAGGACATGGAAGAGCGTTCCGGTGTCCCGGTCAACCGCCGGCAGCAGAACCGCGATTGTTTCGTTGGCCGACAATGGCATTCAGGTGAACTCGGAAAACGCAAAATACCTTGTGCCTTACCTGGAAGCACTCGAAACCGCAAACAGCGACGTTATCCCGCGGCGGCGTTCCATCGGACGTCTCGGCTGGACAGGTTCATCTGATTTTTTTCCATACAGCAAAGGCTATGTTTTCGATGGAGAAGAAGAATTCCGGGACGTGTTTGGAGCCGTTTCAGAAAATGGCGATTTTGCTTTATGGGTTCGGACGGTCGGTGCGGCGCGGCAGGAAAACGCTCTGTTTCGAACTGTACTCGCGGCAAGTTTTGCGGCGCCTCTTCTCTGGCCGCTGAATAAGCTCTGTTTCTGTGTCCATCTGTGGGGCCCGACGGGCACGGCAAAGACTGTAGCCCTCTATGCTGCAATGAGCGTCTGGGGCGAGCCGACACGCCTGACGCAGACCTTCAACGGGACAAAGATCGGACTTGAACGGTATGCTGCCTTCTGTAACTCGATTCCGCTTGCAATGGACGAACGAGAAACGGCACGCTATGACAAATATAACGCTTTTGATCAGATTATTTATGAACTGATGGAAGGCAAAGGATCTGCGCGCGGCAAGAAGACAGGCGGAATTCAGAAAATTGACCAATGGCGGCTCCCGGTTCTGACGACTGGAGAATCGCCACTGATTTCGGAAAATTCAAAGGCTGGTGCGAAAAATCGGGTTTTGGAACTCTATTGTGAAGAAGAGCTTTTCAGCGACTCGCCGGGTATGGCGAACATTGCCAAAGAAAACTATGGGGTCGCTGGACGAAAGTGGATCGGGTATCTGCTGCAAGAATACAAAAATGATAAATTCCAAGGCGTTAAGGACTTCTTTCAGGCGTTTTATGGGACCCTTGACAGCGAGAAACAGCATACCGACAAACAACTCGCATCCCTGTCAATAATTATTCTCGCCGATTATTTTAGTTCCATGCGGATTTTCGGGATTGCCCCGGATCCGGCACTGGATCAAGCACAAGCTCTTGGAAAAGCACTGCTGGAAATGATGGCGACAAAAGCCGAGATTGATTCCACAGACGACGCCTGGGAATGGACTAAAAGCTGGGTAGCGCAGAACAAAGTCGCCTTTCTCAATAATTTTGGCATTGAGCGTTTTGGTGAGGTCATCAGCAACGAAATTGTGTTTGTGATCGGCAAGGTTTTTACGACCGCTTTAACCGAAGCGGGGTTTAATCCGCGAACCTGTCAACGCAGTTTTTTGAAAAAGGGATATCTGATACCGTCTGACGAAAAGGGGACTATGCAATCCCGATGTGTAATCAATGGAATTCAGGTAAGAGGTTATCGCCTTAAAGTCGCAAATTCATGGAACGAATAGACAGGTAAGACAGGTAGGCTCTTCGTTTTTTAAAAACCTGTCTAACCAGAAAGCCGCATGAACACTGACTTTTTTTAGCAAATAGACAGGTAAGACAGATTAGACTACTTTTCCAATATACTATATATGTAAGTTCAAAATAAAGCCTTAACGCACTCTCCCGTATTTGCATTACCCTATATAAACTGCATAGCTGGGAAACCTGTCTTTTCTGTCTTTCATGTCTTATTTGTCGCAAAACCCGCATGAACACTGAATATTTTTTAAGACATGTTTTGTTACCCAGTGTTTTGAGCTTGTCTTACCTGTCTAAATGGCATATCCAAAAGAATTATAAATTCCTGCTGTTAACAGAATGTTAATAACTTATGACTAAAGGAGCGTGTTGATTGTGGATAAACAAGCACTGAAAAAGTCTGTACTGGAATATATTCGTAAAACCGGAGACATTTCCTATGCAGAACTGCAATGGCTCTTTAATCGGCTGGGATTTGATTACCGCGGAGAGTTCGAAATTTACAGCCCGGTAAACGAAAACGTCGTCTTCTGGTGTGGCTGGAATCAGGAAGCAATTGAAATCATGAACGAGCTGAAATCTGAAAACCTAATTGAACAGGAACCGGTTCAGCCGCTGGTTTATATTATTGACGGAGCAGCCTTGAGATTGCCGCTTGTGAAACGGGCAGTGAACTATAAAACACCGCACTGGCTGCCGCTGGTGTTTCGAGCAGTGAAAGGACGGTGATCCGAGTGCCAAGCAAGCGTGACCTGAAGCTGGACGAATACAACATCGGCAAATATGCTTATCGGGAATTACATAATTTCTGCCTGCAATATCCGTACAAAAAGCAGCGTTTGGCGGATTTGCGGAGCCCGTATCATTCGCCGGTAATTACTGGATTGCCCCACGGAAGTGACGCAGGACAGCCCACAGAGAACAATGCGGAGCGTGCGGCTGTGTTGTCCCATGACTGCGAAATGGTCGAGCAGGCGGCAATACAGGCGAGTTCGGAGGACTACCAGAATTTAATACGGGCAGTTACTCAGGATATGCCGTGGTACTATTTGCAGTCAGTCTTTGGGCTGAAAACAGCAAGACACGTTTTTGATGCCGAGCGTCGGTATTTTTACTATCTACTGGCAGGAAAGAAAAAAATTATTTAGCCTGGCGTTTATGGGACATACTTTTGTGATTTAATGATATCAGTGGAAGCACGGGATGATCTTCCATCTTTCAATTCCTCCCGGCGCCGTCGTTATGGGCGGCGCTTCCTATGCGGCCTCGGAGCGTGCTAGCTTCGTGGCCGCGGCCGATGAGGCGTGTTGAGAAATGCCGCTTGTTCTTCCCAGCAGGCGGCATTTTCATGTCACCGGGCACGGAATCATCCGGGGCCTTTCTAGGCAGATCAGGGTGGTGGCACAACAGTTAAAATGGGAGGCGCTTACTTCTTGGTAAGCGCCTCCGCTAAAGTTATTTGTCTTTATCCGGCTTGCAAGGGAAATAAGGGCAATAGCAAGGATATTCGGGCTTCGGCTCTGGCTTGTGATCGTCGTCCTCTTTACAATGATCCAGGCAGCAGAAGAAGCAACTCAGGAACTTGAAGAGTTTGCAAAGCTCCTTGTCGCTTAAGCACTTAAGGTCTTCAGCCTTCAGGGCTTCAAGAACTTTTTCTCTGTACATCGATAAGCTCCTTCCAGTATTTAATAAATGCACTATTGAAGCATCCGATAAACGCATTATTCATCCGGATTATCCCTTTTAGAAGGATCTCTATATAATATGCAGCTACCCAGTATGTGGACAAAATGATAGCTTCGAAATAATACTCGGGACGACCTTCGGGCCGTCCTTTTTCATGCGGTTTTTATGAGAGGGGAGCGTCCCCATGAGATCACATTACCGTACTTACACTCCGGCCCAGCTGGTGATCTGGATTCCACAACTGATTGCTCAAAATAATTTGCACTTTTTCTATTGTACTCACGCATGGATTCATTTAAGAAATGAAGTATTAAAAGAAAGTCACAATGAGTGCCAGATCTGCAAGGCCAAAGGTCTGTATGTTCCGGCAACAACCGTACATCACATTAGGACAGTGCGCGAAGCGCCTTGGTTGGCACTGACCAAGAACAACCTGCTGGCTGTGTGTGATGATTGTCATTATAATATTCACCATAGGCAGAAGCCAAAATGGGACGATGAGCGGTGGTAATATTATGCTTGGCAAAAGGCTTAGAAACCTGCGGCTTCTAAAGAGTCTCACGCAGGCGGAGTTTGCAGAGATTCTAGGAGTTGAGCGCACCAGATATAACAAGTGGGAGCAGGAAGCAAGCGAGCCCAGCCTTGCGATGCTGTGTAAGATTGCGGATTATTTCAATGTATCAACTGATTATTTACTTGGAAGAACAAACGTCTATTACACCCCCGGTCTCAAAATTTGAAAAGCGGCCGGGGCAGGGGAGAACGGGCAACAGGGTCGACAAAACCGATTTCTCGCGCGCGTGAAGAAAAAATTGAGTGAAAAGAGGCGGAAGGGCTATGGCGAGCGCCGCAAAAATTAAAAAGTCATTGCTGGAGCAGCTGAAGATAAAGAGCGCCGACGTCGACCTTTACCGCAGCCTGATTGATGATTACTGCTGGCTCTGGAAACAGGAGCGTGAAATGCAGAGTGATATTAAAACGCGCGGTCGGACGTACACAGCAGTTTCCGCCGCCGGCAAGGATTATGAAAAGGAAAATCCGTCCGTGAAAAACGCGCTGCTCTACAACAGGCAGATGGTCGCCATCCTGGCGGCCCTCGGGCTGAGTACGGAAACGGTCGTATCGCCGGATGCAGGAAAAGATACCGAGAAGGACAGTGACGAGCGTGATCTGTAAGGAAATCGACGATTATATTGCACAGGTCCGTCATGGTACGGTCCCGGTCTGTAAGGATCAACTGCAACTCTGTGATTATATAGAGAAATGCTTCGCAACAGAAGACATTCACGTCGACAAATCACAGCTCCGGCGGTATCTGGATAAACAGCGGTATTTCCCCTTCCGGCTTCTGCCGTGGGAAAAGTTCGTATTTGCGCTTCACAACTGCACATACCGGGCCGACGGATTACTCCGCTGGCCTATTCTTTTTATCATGGTCGGCCGGGGTGCAGGGAAAAACGGATATCTGTCCTTCGAGTCGTTCGACTGGATCACGCCAATCAACGGCGTAAAGAACTACGACGTCGATATCTTCGCCACAGCGGAAGATCAGGCCAAAACTAGCTTCGAGGATGTGTATAACGTTCTCGAAGACAACAAGCCGAAACTCGGTCGATTTTTCGACTGGAACAAAGAGGTCATTACCAATCTGGCAACCGGATCGAGAATCCGATTCCGGACTTCCGGTGTAAAAACAAAGGATGGTGGGCGTCCGGGTGCTGTGGTTTTCGATGAATTCCATGCCTATGAAAATTACAAGATGGTTGATGTTGCCCGCACCGGCCTCGGCAAAAAGGCTTTCCCGCGTCAGACGATTATTACCACAGATGGATACGTCCGCGGAGGTCCGCTCGACGATACCAAGGCGCAGGCCGATCAAATCCTCAATGGCGGGATTGATGACAAGGGAATGCTTCCGTTTATCTGCCGGCTGGATGATCCGGCAGAGGTCGACAACCCAAAGATGTGGTTCAAGGCAAACCCGTCGCTGCAGTATTTTCCCGTCCTCCGGCAGGAATTGGAGCAGGAGTACGCACAGTACCAAATCAATCCGTCAGGAAATTCCTCGTTTGTGGTTAAGCGCATGAATCTCCCGAAGACGTTCGACGATGAGAGCGTTACCGACTGGAACAATATCCTCGCCGCAAAAAAGCCGCTGCCCGATCTTGAATGGTGCGATTGCGTGGCCGGGATCGATTACATGAAAACAACGGATTTCCTTTCTGCCGGGCTCCTGTTCAAACACAAGGGCCTTTATTGCTGGATGCAGCACACGTGGGTATGCCGGGCGAGCGCCGATCTGCCGCGAATCAAAGCTCCGCTCGATGAGTGGGAAGACGCCGGTTACCTGACTTTCTGCAACGGCCCGGAAATTTCTCCGAACGTTCCGGCTGCATGGCTGGCAGAGAAAGCAAAAGAATACCATGTCACACTGCTTGGCCTTGATAATTTCCGCTACACCCTGTTGACAAAAGCTCTGCGCGAAGCGGGCTTCGATACCGACAAGGGCGGCGCCAACAACATCATGCTGACGAAGCGCGTCACAGAAAACCGTTATGTCCCAGTCATTACAAGCCTGTTCAACACACATCGGATTATCTGGGGCGATGACCCGATGATGCCGTGGTATGTGAATAACGCCTGTGTCATTACGGACCGCGGGAATCAGTATTACGGCAAAAAGGAAGAAAAGTCACGCAAGACGGACGGCTTCAAGGCAATGGTTGCCGCGATCTGTGCCAGTGAAGATCTTCCTGACAGCGGCGAGGAAAGCAGTCTTGACGATTTCAAAGTTTATTCTTATTGAGAGGAGGCGGGCTGTTGAAAATCATTGATTTCTTCCGGGACATCTTCCAGCCCGGAAAGACATACAAGCTGAATCAGCGTCTGACGGACAGTACAAAGCTGCAGTTGGATATTGAAAATTTCGCGATCCAAATGGCTATTAACATGCTCGCTGGGCTCGTTGCAAAGTGCGAGTTCAAAACCTACATCAAGGGCAAAGAGACAAAGTCCGACGAGTACTATGTCTGGAATATCGAACCGAACGCAAACCAGAATAGCAGCCAGTTCCTTCAGCAGCTTGTTTCCAAACTGCTTTATGACAACGAAGCGCTTGTTGTAGAAGTAGATGACCAGCTTCTAATTGCCGACAGCTTCACTTCAACCGGGTTTGCATTGTTCCCGGCAGCGTTCTCCGACGTAACAGTTACAACTTTTGGAAACAGTTTTACTTTTGACAAAACTTTCAGCATGAGCAAAGTTCTATACTTCCGGCTGAATAATCAGAATATCCGAACGCTGCTTTCCAGAGTAATGGATGGGTATTCGCAACTCCTGTCGCTTGCAATGGGAAAGTACAAGCGCGCCGGTGGCAGAAAGGGAGTCGCAAAGGTAAATCGGACGGCATCTGGCGACCAGAAATCAAAAGAACAAAACGATGACCTCTTTACAAAGGGCTTTAAAAAATATTTTGAGGCAGAAAATGCAGTTGTCGCATTGCCAAATGGCGTTGAATATCAGGAGATCACCGGCGAGGGCAGCAAAAAGTCTACGTCCGAAGTCAACGACATTGCCAATATCACGAAAGAGGCATTTGCCCGTGTCGCCCAGGCGTTCCGGATTCCACCGGCGCTGCTGCAGGGCGACATTTCCGACGTTAGTAAAATCATGGATGAATTGCTGACGGTCTGCATTGATCCGTTGGTCGACTTGCTTCAAGCGGAAATCAACCGGAAGCGGTACGGTAAAGAAGCATTTCTCGCAGACACTTACCTCAGAATAGACACCACGTGCATTAAGCACATTGACATATTTGACGTTGCAACGGCGGCCGACAAGCTGATTTCAGACAGCCTTTACAATGTCGACGAACTGCGGAAAAAACTGGGTGACGCTCCGCTCAACACGTGGTGGAGCAAAGGCTACGGCAGAACGGCAAATTACAACTGGCTGGCGGATAAACCGCCGGATAATTCCACGACGGGAGGTGAAAACAGTGAAACCGGTTAGAACAATTTGGGCGGCAAAAATGGAAGCGGGAGCGCTTGATATCTATCTCTATGATGACATTGTACCGGACGGCGAAGACTGGTGGACCGGTGAACCGATTCCGAGCAGCACTTCGGCGAGTACCGTACAGCAGATGATTCAGGACGCAGGCAATGTCGCGGCGATCAACGTCTATATCAATTCCTACGGCGGTGACGTCAAAGAGGGCATCGGCATTTACAGCCTGCTGGTGCGCAGCAAGGCGAACGTGACAGCCTATATCGACGGCTTCGCCTGCTCGGTGGCGAGCGTAATCGCGATGGCGGCTGACAAGGTGGTCATGGGTTCCAACACGCTCATGATGATTCATAACGCCAGCATGGGTGCTTTCGGAACGTCAGCGGAACTGCGGAAAGCAGCAGATGATCTTGACGTCATCAACTCGCAGGCGGTCAAGAGCTACCAGGACAAGGCGGGCGACAAGCTCCCTGCCGAAACTTTGCAGCAGCTGCTTGACAACGAAACGTGGCTCACGGCGGATCAGTGTATCCAGTATGGCCTTGCGGATGAAATTGCCGCAAAGGAACCGACGCCGCAGGAAACCGCCACACAGCGGCTTGCACAGGCCCGCTCGGCTTTTGTCACTCAGATGTCGGCGGAACATACGCCGAAGATACCCGAAAAATTCAGTAAACAGAAAACAAACGCGGAGCGGCTGATGGCTGCTTTTCGCAAGAAAACGGAGGTAAAGTAAATGAAATCCAGAGATGTTATCAAGCAGGAACTGCACGATAAATTTGCCGCGGCCCTCAGTGGGACGGACCCGGAACAGATTACGGATGCGTTGACTCAGTTCGCGGTCAATTTGCAGGCAGACGTCGTGAATGACTTTAAGACCTATCAGCAGACGCAGGATTCTTCGGTCCTTGCGAGCCGCGGTGTCCGTCAGCTGACGGCGCAGGAAAAGACGTTCTACACCAGTTTTATGAGTGCCCTGAAAGAACATTACGATAACCCGAAGATGGCATTCACCGGCCTTGACAGCACCACGCTGCCGCAGACGGTCCTCGATAATGTTCTCAGCGACATTCAGTCTTCTTTCCCGATCCTGAGCGCGATCAATTTCCAAAATGTTTCTGCGATTACAAAAATGATCGTGAACAAGCAGGGAATGCAGCTCGCAACCTGGGGACCCGTTAATTCGAAAATTGCGACAGAGCTCAGCGGCTCTATCGCTACGATCAACATTGAACTGAACAAGCTCACAGCGTTCATGGCAGTGTCCCGCGATATGCTGGATGTTGGCCCGGAATGGATGGATGCCTATGTCCGTGCAGTGCTCGCTGAGGCGCTCGGCTATGGCCTGTCTCAGGGCATTGTGGCCGGAACCGGCAAAGATATGCCAATCGGCATGACAAAGAATCTTGACGGTTCCGTGACAAACGGCGTTTATCCGGACAAAACGCCGATCGTGATTACCGACCTGTCGGTCAAGACCATCGGTGGTATTGCTGCCACGCTGGCACAGGGGCCGAATGGCAGGAAACGCCCGGTACCGTCCATTCTCATGGTAGTCAATCCGGTGGATTATTTCACACTCGTAATGCCGGCCATGACGTATCTGAATACTTCTGGCACCTATATCAACAACGTTCTGCCCTATCCTTCGCAAGTAGTTCAGGATGTCAATGTACCGAGCAACAGGGCTATTTTCGGCCTTGCTTCGAAGTACTTTATGGGTGTTGGCAAGGGTGGCTCCGGCGGTCAGTTAGAGTATTCCGACGAATTCCAGTTCCTTGACGACAACCGGGTCTACAAAATCAAGATGTACGGCAACGGCCAGCCGCTGGACAATAACGCTTTCGTTCTTGCCGACATTTCGGGCCTGACTCCGCTGAAACATCAGGTGCTGGTCGCGAACCCGACTACCAACCCGGTCAATACCAAAGCCGTAACGGCGTAATTGAGGTGATAATCTATGGTCGACCTGCCCGAAGGGCTGCTTGCCGCAGTCAAGTCATATCTGAAAATTACGTGGCAGGACGATGCCACGGATGCCGAAGTTACAGGGTACATCAAACGTGGGATGACGCGCCTGCAAGAAATTGCGGGCGCGTCGCTCGACTTTACCGCCGACGATCAGGACTATTATCAACTGTTGCTGGATTATTGCCGGTACGCCCGCAGTCAGGCGCTGGAAGTCTTCGAGAAAAACTTTGAGGCGGAACTGCTTGACCTGAATCTCAGCATGCAGGCGCCGGTTATCGACAGCCTGACCGTTATTGCCGTGCCGGATTCTTCCGGCGGCTACGACGTGACGGTCGTGCCGAGTCTGGACGATGGCGACGGTTATGTCTATCAGGTTGGCGCCGGCTTGACACTCCCGAAGCGGCTTGACACTTGCGCGCCGGGCGCTGCCTGGACAGTATGGGACGGCGTGTCGCCGATTTCCGTTACATCCGGTCAACAGATCTTGGTTGTGGAGATCAACGGCGAGTACGGTGCGGAGCGGGCGGGGACGGTGACGGTATGAAGATTCAGACGCCGACCGAGTTTCTGACGTTCAACGACGGTTCCTGTGATATTTACTCGGTAAAGGGAAACAAACTGGATACGAAACTGTTGACGCTCTGCTACGGAAATCGGGTAGTCGGGTTTAAGAGGCACTGGGCGGCCCGCGCGGCCAGCACCGAAATCACCCGGTTGGTCCAGATCCCGCTGTGCGGAGATGTCACAACGGAAAACCGGGCGGTTATCGGAAAAGCGGAGTACAAGATCGAGCAGGCGCAGCCCCTCTATGATGCGAACCCGCCGGCCACGGTGCTGACGCTCCGCAGAATTGGGGCGGTTGTATGAGTGAAACGGTGAGCGTCGATGATCTTGCAGCTACGATTGTTCGGAATCTGCAAGAATATACCGATGAAGTTACGGCGGGGATCAAAGAAGCCGAAGACGTCACTGCAAAAGAATGCAAGGAAAATTTGGAAGCCGATAGCCCGGTCGGTGCAACCGGCAAATACAAAAGGGGCTGGAAGGTTACGGTCACGGCAGATACACCACTTGAAAAGCATACGGTGATCCACAACAAGGAATACCGCCTGACGCATTTGCTGGAAGATGGTCATGCAAAGCGCAATGGTGGCCGAACACGGGCTTTTCCGCATATCAAGAAAAATGAGCAAATTGCGAACGCCGCCTTTGAGAAACGGGTGGAGGAGGTGCTTCGCAATGGACATTAAAAAGTGGCTGGAACAGGCTGGGGAGCCCGTTGCGGAGACATGCTTCCCGCCGGGCGACGCTCCGCCGCCTCCGTACATCTATTTTCTGGACGCTCAGGATCATGGTGGGGCGGATATGCGGAATCTCCTGACAAAGCATGACCTGACCGTGGAGCGGTATTCCGACACGTCTGAGTACAATCCGAAGCTGGAAGCCCTGTTTGACGCGGCGGGCCTTGAATTTACCCGCGAACAGACATGGCTCCCGGATCCGGAGGACATGTACGAAACGATTTATACGATCAAGACTCCAATTATGGAAAGGACTGAAATTTAATGGCGGACAAAATTATCCATATCCCGGTTGGGAGCGGGTATCTCTATCATGATGTGTTTTCCGGAAAAATTCCGGCCGACGCTGACATAGAAATTGAAGCACACCGCATCGGTTACATCGAAAAGGGCGGCGAAGTTGATTACAAGCCGACATTTAAAACTTTCAAGGACGATTTCGGTATTATCCAGAGAAGCAAACTGACAGCCGAAGAAGCGACTTTTAAAGCATCTTTGATTGCATGGTCCGCGTCCGGATTTAATACGCGTTTGTCTCTACAGCACGTATTACCGAGACGCAGGGGCACCGTACTATTAAAATCGGCGGCATGGGCCATGACGACGGCAAGGTCCATCTTTTTCCGTTTTGTTCATCCTGATGCTAAGTACGGCGACGTGCGGCTTACTATCGTCGGCACGCAGACCGGCGGATTCAAGTTGAATTTCAAACCGGACGATGCAGGGAAACATGGACCTTGAGATCACGGCGCAGGCCAGCGATAAGCGAAGGCACACTTATCGTATACGACGAGGAAGTCCTCGGTGACACGGTTAAGGCGAGCGGCCTGACAGTATCGTCTGCGGCCGGCAGCACATCGGGCAAAACAAAACTGACCGTCACGCCCACGATCGGCAGCGGAAACAGCTACCTGTATATGACCGGCGCGCAGACCCCGGCGGTCGGCGCAGTGCTGTCCGCCTGGACAGCGTGGGACAGGCACAGTCCGATATCACGGCAGGCGACCGGCGACATTCTGACCGTTGCCGAAGTCGATAGTGCAGGCAAAGCGGTTAAGGCCGGTATCTGCACCGTGACGGCGAAAGTGTAAGGTGAAACGAAATGGCAGAAAATAGTTATGACATGGCGGCTGTAAAAAGCCGCTATTTTCATGCCGTTCTTCGTGCACAGATGGACGACGGGACGGAAAAAGCTATCACGGTGGACGCACTTCCGCCGAAACTGAAATTTCTTCGGAAGCTTGCAAAGGTTGTGACAGACAAGGAAACGGGCATCGACGAACTCCGCGATGCCGTGGCGAAGATATTTTCCCGCAACAAGGGCAAGGTCAAAGTTCCGCCGGAATTCATTGACGAATTCGACGAGGACGGCCTCGCGGGAATCTGCGAAGCGTATTTCAACTGGGTGGCAGACACAAAAAAGAACTAGCCCCTCCCTCATGCCCGGACGATGAGCCGGAGGGGCACTATACGGCATGGACCGGCAACGATAAGATCATCGCCGATTATGCCGGAATCAGTCTCTTTCAGGTGCAGAACCTGAACATCTTCATATACTGGTTTCTGCTCCGTGAAGTAGTTATTTATAACTGTCAGCAGACAGATCAAGGCCGAGATTATTTGGAACGCTGCTGGGCCGCAGAGCAGACAGAGCCGGACAGAAAAATGCTGTGGCAGTATTTCGGTAAACATTGACACGCTTCTATCAAAAAGCTATCATAAAATCAAATTGAAGGGAGCGTGTCGATTATGTTTGGAAAGAAAAAGGAAGAACCAGAAACAGTAAAACCGATTTATACGTTGCATGGTGTGGGCGGGCAACTTGATCTGTATGAGAACAAAGTCGTAATTCATCGTAAGGGAGCCCTTGCTACCATGAGTCACGGATTCACTGGTGATAAAGAAATATTAATTCACAATATTACTGGTGTCCAGCTAAAGCTGGGGAGTGCGATGCTCAACGGATTTATTCAGTTTACAATCCCCGGTGGAAATGAAAGTCGAAGAGGGATTGGCGCTGCAACGCAGGATGAAAATACGGTAATGTTCCATAAGAGCGAAAATGAAGTGGCTCAGTCTATCAAGGATAAAATCGAGCAAGTCCAGATCAATATGAATAAGCCACAGGCGGTTGTGTCGGCGGCAAGTCCGGCTGATGAAATCCGAAAGCTCAAAACATTGCTTGACGATAATATCATCACGCAGAAGGAATTCGACGAGAAAAAGACAGAACTACTTGCAAAGATTTAATAATAAAAATATTTTGCATCCTCGTTTGAGGGTGCATTTTTTATACGGATTTTTGGGAGGCGATAGGCTTTGGCAAACAATATTAAGGGTATCACAATTGAACTAGGTGGAAATACCGGTCCTTTGACTTCGGCTCTCAAAGATGTCAACAAAGCGGCGGGAGACGCGCAAAGTGGATTAAAAGAGGTCAACAAGCAGTTAAAGTTTGATCCCAACAATGTGGTGCTTTCCGGGCAGAAAATCGATCTGCTGAAGGAAAAGGTTGCAGCCCTCGAAGAAAAGCAGAAAACTTTAAAAACTGCCGTCCAACAGGCACATGAGGCTTTTGAGAAAGGCGATCTTGGTAAGGACAAAGTACAAGCTGTCGAACGTGAGTATGAAAAGGTTAATTCACAGCTGAAATACACGAAAAAAGACCTTGCGGCTGCTGAGAGCGCATCCGGCACCTTCACGGAAAAAGTCAAGGGAAAATTTTCTGAATTGAAAGATAAAATCAAGGACACTTTCAGTGGGGAAAACATTAAAACTGCACTCGGTGCCGTTGGTGTTGCTGTAGGCGGGTTCCTGAAAGGTTCGATGAATGAAGCAAAAGACGCGGAAAAGGCTAATACAGACTTAGCGCAGACCTTGAAGTCCACAAAGGACGCGTCTGGTATGACGGTGCAGTCCCTGAATGATCTTACTCAGGCGATGGTCAATAATACAACATTTTCTGATGATGAAATAAAGTCGGGTGAAGGAATGCTCCTGACTTTTACCAATATCGGGAAAAATGTATTTCCGCAGGCTACAGCTGCCGTGCTGGATTTTGCACAAAAGATGGGAACTGACCCAAAGACTGCCGCTCTCCAACTTGGCAAAGCTCTGAATGACCCGGCAACGGGCCTGTCAAAGCTCACAAAAGCCGGAGTGACCTTTACAGCCGCGCAGCAGAAACAAATTAAGGCTATGGAAAAAGCGGGCAACACCGCTGGTGCGCAAAAACTTATGATTGCCGAATTGAATAAAGAATTCGGAGGGCAAGCCGCAGCGGCCGCAGAAACCTACGACGGAAAGCAAAAGCAGATTGCAAATACCATGAAGGAGATCAAAGAGACTATTGGCACGGCGCTTATGCCAATGCTTGCTAACCTTTTGAAGACAATCACGCCGCTTATTCAGTCAATTGCAAATTTTGTGACTAAGAACCCACAATTGACGGCGGCAATTCTTGCGCTTATTGCTGTGGTGGGTACGTTGGCGGGTGGTATGACACTTTTAAATACGGTAATGGGAATATTTGCTACTTCACAAACCGTAGCGCTGGGCCCAATCCTGCTTGTTGTGGCGGCAGTAGCCGCTTTGGCTGTGGGCGCCGTTGCCGTCGTTACCCATTGGTCTCAAATTTCCACTTTCTTTGTGAACCTCTGGAACACGATCAAAGGGCTTTTCAGCGGCATTGGCGCATGGTTTGCATCGGTCTTCGGTGGTGCGGCGAATGGTGTGCGGTCGGCTTTTGCCAGTATCCCCGCATGGTGGTCAAATCTTTGGACGCAAGTCGGTCAGTTCTTCACAAACTGCTGGAACGGAATTATTTCGTTTTTCACTACGACGATTCCCGCATGGATCGCGTCGGTCGGTCAGTGGTTTCAGCAACTTCCCTATAATATCGGCCTTGCCCTCGGGACAGCGATCAAAAACATCATCAATTTCGGCACGGCAGCGTGGAGTTGGGTTACGACGCAGCTGCCGCAAATCATTAATGGCATTATCCAGTGGTTTCAGCAGCTCCCGGGGCGCATCTGGACGGCGCTTACTCAGGTCATTGCGAAGATCGGCCAGTGGATCACTGGCATGGGTACGCAGGTTGCGACGGGCGTTCCGAGTCTGATTAACAGGATCGGGACATGGTTCTCGCAGCTGCCGGGGAAGATTTGGACGGCGCTCCTTAACGCTTTGCAGAACGTCAAAAAATGGTGCACGAACCTGATCTCCACGGCGGCGACGGAGATTCCGAGGTTTATTTCGTCGGCGGTCGGCTTCTTTCAGCAACTCCCCGGCAAGATGCTGGACATTGGCAAAAACGTTGTTTACGGCATCTGGAACGGCATTACGAGTGCCGGAAGCTGGCTGTGGGGAAAGATTACCGGTTGGTGCAATGACTTCGTGAACGGCTTCAAAAAAGGTTTGGGCATTCATTCACCGTCGAAACTGTTTGCAGACGTGATTGGCAAAAATATAGCGCTTGGCATCGGGCAGGGTTTCAGCGACCATATTTCATCAGTTGTCCAGTCCATGACGGCAGCAATCCCGATTATACCGGACAGCGGCCCTCAGGTTCGCACGGCAATGGCGGCGGCATACGGCGGGTATTCGACTTCGACTGCCATCGGTGCGGGCTCTACGGGAGGCATGGCAACCGCATCGGGTTCGACGAGCGACGTGAATGTTTATCAGTATTTTCAGGGTAAAACGCCGTCCCCGGCGGAACACGCGAGGCTGACGCGGAACAGTTTGCAACAGGTAGTAAAAAAACTGAAAGGGTGATCGTATGAAGCGGGTAGTCTGTGAAAATCAGCAGGGGCAGCAAATTGAATTCACCTACGATGGATACCCGCTCCGCCTCTCCGATACGGACGGTTTTTCTGCCGCGGAGTATACGGTTAGCACGTCGCAGAACAGCGGACAGGACGGGGAAAATTACAACGGCTCTCAGGCTAATAAGCGGAACCCGGTAATCACAGCAAACATTTTTTCGGATTATCAGTCGTGGGGCGACCGCCTGCGGAGCTTTTTCCAGCCGCGCAGCTGGGGAACTGTCTATGCCTACGACGGCGGCGACGGACGGAAAGCAGCCTACCAGGTCGAGAAAATTGACATCGAAGAGACGGGGACAGTTCGGGATGCGACCATATCGTTAATCTGTCCCGACCCGAAGTTCTATGCCCTGACCGACGACCTCACGCAGCTCGCCATTTGGAAGGGCTGCATCCGGTTTCCACTGCGGATTGCAAACCCGTTCAAAGTGACCGAGAAGGTCAATACCCTGATCGGTAACGTCCGCAACGACAGCGCCGTTCCGATGGGTCTGACCGTCACGTTCCGGGCAACCGGGACCGTCGTTAATCCGTCCCTCTATGACATCAACCGATATGACCTCATGCAGATCAACACGACGATGCACGCGGGCGACGTGATTATTATTACCACGGGTGACGGCAACAAGCGCGTCAAGCTGCTTTCGGGCGGCGTAACAAGCAATATCAGTAATCTTATGCAGTATCCTCCTAAGTGGCTCAAAGCCTACCAGGGGGATAATTTATTTCGGTACAATGCGGCGTCGGGGATAGACGCGCTGAGCGTGTCCATTCTGAGCACACCGGCGTACTGGGGGGCGTGAAAAATGACAAACAAGCAAAAAGCCATTTATGGGATTTTGGCATACTCGTCGTTAGCTCTTTCAATTATTGCTTTAATCGAATCGCTGATGTGAAGGATTCCCGTCAACGGGAAACATGTTGCTTGGTAGCTTTTTAATCACAATCTCCTGTTCGAACTGCTTTGATGGCGTGTCAATGATCAAGGTTAGCGGCTCTGAATCTTTTGAAAGCGTTCCAACATTTTCAAAATATAAAAAGCCGCTAATATTTCCGTAGCTTAGTACCCTCAGATTATTAAGTAAGTTTTCCGATGCCAGTTCATAAGAATATGCCCTGTCTTTATCACCGACTTGATGAATTAAGAGTTTGTCGCCTTTGCTGAGCGGAAGATGGCGTTCAAACATCTTAGGAGAAAATTCATTCCCACATGAATCAATTGCCGTAATGTTTGAAATTGATGTTTCACTTTTGCTTATGTTGTCAATGCTGATCTTGAAAAACATACATGATATCTTTTCAAACCAGACGTAAGGAAAATAGTATGCAGTGTTTTCTGGTTCAATCTGTTTGATTTTTAGCTTTACCTGTTCTTTTCTCATAGTGCGTAAGTAAAGAATTAAGTTTGCGACGCTGAGACAAAGGGCAAGCCATTGAACTAAATTATTGCGTACAAAATTCCAAATTTGTTCTCCCATATCAAATTCACTTCCGCCTCAATTCTATGACGGAAATTGTCGAAAAGCAAGGAGATTTTTCCAATGGACCTTTATCTTTACAGCCCGGATATCGAGCTTCAGGGCGTCATTGACGGCTACAGTTCGCTCCGCTGGCGCCGTCGATTTTTTGAGCCGGGTGAATTCGAGTTGCACTGCCCTGCGACCGACAGCAATATCGCATTGCTGCGGGAGGGCAACATCCTCCACCGTCTTGACCGGGACGGGGCGGGCATCATCGAGGGTATCGCAATTGCGACAGCTGACAACGGTGGCGACGAGATCACCGCAACCGGCCGGATGGGATCGTCTCAGCTCGACCGCCGCATCGTCACGCCGACGATCAATTTTACGGGCACGGTCAAGACGGCCATGCGCAAAGCTGTGTCCGACAATGCAATCACTGCCCGACCCCTGCCACACCTCATACTCGGAGTGCAGAACTTATTCGACAAATCCGCAGTAACGAATTCTGGGCAGTATGTAGACTTTGCAACCGGCAATTACATTACAAATCCGCCGTATTGTGTGAGTGCTTATATTCCTGTTGCACCGAATACAACTTATTATGCTTCTCACATGAATTTGAATCATTGCCAATACGATGATTCACGTAATTTTATTAAGCCAATGGATAGCTATGGGAACGGCGGGGATGATGGGTATTATTTCACGACCTATTCCAACACGCACTATATTAGAATATCTGTCCCAAAAGCAAATCTCGATATTGCTCAGTTTGAGCCATACCATTCTGCCGCATGCGCATTCCAGGTGACATATAAGACCGTGCTGGCTGTCTGCGAGGCGCTTGGCAAGGCCGCGCCGCTGGGCTTCCGTGTTCGCCTAGACGTACCAAACAAACAGTGGGTATTCGAGGTATACGACGGCGTCGACCGCTCGGCGGGACAGACCGCACGTCCACAGGTGGTGTTTTGCTCCGAAAACGGTAATATCAGCAAGCCGAGTTACGCGCGGGACTCCACGGGCTACGCCAATTATGCCATTGTAGGCGGTGAGGGCGACGGGGCCGCGCGGGTAATCGTCGAGGTAGACCAGACGGGCGGCGAACCGCGCCGGGAACTGTGGGTAGATGCGAAGGATCAGCAAAATACCGAGGACACCAGTGAAAGCTTCAGCGGCGATGGAAACACGGCATCGTTTGCGCTGGCGCACACACCGTCCAGCGTATCATCCGTTACAGTTGGCAGCAGCGCGGCGTCATACTCGCTCAATGGCAGCACGATTACCATTAGCCCCGCACCGGAGCAGGGCGCTTCAATATCCGTCAGTTATGCTTACAAAAAATTATCTGACGCGGCGTATGCCGCACAGCTCCAGCAGCGCGGTATGGAAAAACTCGCGGGAGCAGCCCGGTCGGAGAGCTTCAGCGCGGACGCCGTGGATACAGGGAATTATAAGTACCTGACAGACTGGGACTTGGGTGATATCGTGAGCTTTGAAAAATGGGGAATCCGGATTGACGAACGAATCACGGAGGTTGAAGAAGTCTACGAAAACGGTGTCGAGACGGTCACGCCGACGTGCGGCAGTCCATTGCCGGAAACTTTAGATTTAGGGAGTGATACATAATGGCAGAATCAAGCGGCTTTTTTCCGGACGTGTCCGGTGACCGGTCGTATACATCGGACTGGTTAGCAAAATACATCGCATCCATCGTCGGCAACGGCACCTATGACGGTGAGCTTGGTGTAACGGCGGATGGCAGCACCATGTCAGTTACATTGCCCGTGGGGAGAGCGTGGATTAATGGCTACCTTTACCGCAACGATGGCCCGCTGACACTGGTAGTCGACAACGCCGACGGCGTATTAAACCGCATCGATATTATTGTCCTGCGCTGGGACATCAATGCCCGGAGCATCACGGCGCAGGTCATCAAGGGTACGCCAGCAAGCAGCGCGACCGTATCGGCCATTACTCGGAGCGCAGAGCAATACGACCTAAAGCTTGCGGAAATCAGTATTCCGGCCGGCACGACAGCAATCACACAGTCACTGATTACTGATTGCAGGCTGAACAAATCGGTCTGTGGCATCGTGACAGGCGCAATTACGCAGGTTGACACGACGACGTTTTACAATCAGATTCAGACGGATTTGGCAAACTTCAAAAGTAACAATGAAGCAGGTTTCACTTCATGGGTAAACGGATTAAAAACAATTCTGGACGAAAACGCCGCCGGCCATCTGCAAAACGAGATCGACGAGGGGGTCATCCACACCTACACCCATGCTAAAGCAGGTACGGTTCACGCGCTGACCGGCTCCGGCAGCAACGGTAAATTCCTGGCGACCGCAGACTTTGCGGAAGGCGATACCTTCACGGTCAACGGAACCGCAATTCCGGCAATGTTACAAAACGGTGAAGCACTTTCGGATGAATTCTTTAAATCCGGAAACTGGGTCAATTTCACGTTTGACGGTACGAAGCTGGGTTTTAAGACAGGTGGGAGCAGCGCTGTTGAAGTGTTTGGTTTCCACCTTTATGGTAAATCTGATAATCCTACAAATCCTGTTGCCGGTGATATTTGGATAAAAGCACATGACATATCCGAATTTACAAACGTTGTACTTGATGATGCTGTCAGATTAACGTATACAAACCAATATTTAATGTTGGTTGTGGACGATACCAATAACGGTAGTGATACGATTACTCAGCCTAAAAAATCTGCAAGTGGCGCAAAGGTTACATTTACATCTGTTCGTGATACTGCAAATGATTCAACTTTACCTTGGCAAGTCAGTAATATCAATAAGTCTGGTAATATTTTTGATATTAAACGTAAATATCCGTTGGTGTATTCCAGATTGAATGATGTTCTGGACATGGAAACAGCCTATGTTTATGATGGTTCAGCATGGCAGATGATTTCACAAAATGGAAGTTATCTGTTACAAGGTTGTTCCTCAGCAGCCTACACTAACGCATTTAATAGAATTGACACCACATTATCGTTACACAGCAATTTTCCGATTAAAGCGTATTGCTGTGGAATTACACATTCCTATGAAGACATTTTCATGGCGCACTTAGATCAGGCTACTCCAAAGTTGACCGGATGTAGACGCTCCGGTGATACATTTACGTCTTTGGATATTGCATCAGCATTACCCTCAAATATCAATTTACAGCGTGTTGGTTCTATTGCCATCAGTCATGATGGAAACTATTTAGCGGTTGGCTGCTTGTGGTATTCGAGCCAATACTTTGTTGGTGTTATTATCTTGCAAAAGCAATCCGACAAATCATGGAAATATGTTGATTATATTTATTGTTACTCAGGACAATCAGCATGGGACGGCGAGAATGTTCCGTCTGTAGATTGGTCCCCTGATGATAGCCACTTGGCGTATGTAGCACTGTGTGAATCTAACTCCTGCTATTTATGTTATTATAAACGCACCGATGATTACTCTTTTACATGCACATGGAAAGATAATTCACGTATATATCAACAATGTACTTTCAGCCCAGATGGTAAACATCTTTTAGCCACAACTACGGAAAGAGACAACTATATTATTAACTTTAATATTCTGTCGGATACTGCGTTATCTGGTAAGGCTTTCCCTAGTCTTGGCAGTCAACTTCCAGCCTCGTTAAAGCCAATATTTTTTCCTAATACCAATACCTTTCTTGCATCAAATAGTAATTCAATGCCAGTAATCTATAAAATTATGGACGACGGAACAATTTGTCAAGTAAGTTACTTTGAAACAGGAAATAAAATATTGTGTGTGGCAGTATCTTTTGATGGCAAATATGCTGCTTTTGGTTTTGGAACACCCCCTTACATTGCTTTGTACAGCTTTTCAACAGATGGCCAATATACCTCAACGCAATTACCTGCACCACCAACTGGCTCAGAAGGTAGTCAGGTTAATGCACTTGATTTTATTAATTAATTTGAGGCGATAAATTTGTTTTATGTTTATAGCAGTATGTCGGGGATTACTTCAAAATCTGCTACGCAACCAACAATTGGGAATTGGTGTCAATCTAATGAAGACTTTGACCTTGATTTAAATGATGTGATTGTTGGCGCGGTGGATGCCAACAAAAATATTACAAGTCGTAAAATCAAAGCAAAGCCAGCGGAAGTCCTTGCGGCAAAGTTAAAAGAAGCAAGTGCTCTTAATTCTGTACTCGGGCAGCAGATCACGTCACTATTGCTTTCCAGTGCGCAAAAGGACACGCAGATCACACAGCTCGGCCAACAGGTCGCAGCGTTGACCTTGGCTGCCGCGAAAGGGGGCACAGCATCATGACATTTTGGCAAATGGCTTATAAATTTGGCTGGGCGACACTCGACCAGATCAAACAGGCGGTTGGATACAAGCTTATCACCGCTGCCGACTACAAAACAATCACCGGCGAGGATTACACAGCATAGCCGCTCCAAACGGGGCGGCTAAAATTATGCAAAAAAATAGTCTTTAGGGGCCAAGCAACAGGCACAAAAGCAAGATGGATGAAAGGGTGAAAATCTATGATGAATCAGCAGAAATATGAAATCATCAAGGCCCTCGCTTACGGCGAGACTGCGGAGCAGGCAGCGGCAGCCGAGGACGTACCCGTCGCCGATGTCCAGCAGATCATCATTGACCACGCGGCAGAGATCGACGCGGAAAAAGCGATGCTGAAAAAGGTGGGGTATGTATGACGGAAAAGTGGATTGATGTGTCGGCCCATCAGGGACGCATCGACTGGTCGCGCGTCGCGGCATCGGGAGTCAAGGGCGCGGTACTCCGTGCCGGGTACGGCGACGATATCCGGCAGCAGGACGCGCGGTTCACAGCCAACGTCACCGGTGCTCTGGCCGCAGGGCTGAAAATCGGCGTCTACTGGTTTTCCTATGCCGACAGCGTAGCCGACGCGCTGAAAGAGTGGGCCGTCTGCAAGCAGATCATCGCCTCGTATAAAGGACAGATCAAGTTTGTCGCGTCGGACTATGAGTACGACAGCTACAACTATTATCAACGTGTCCACGGCGCCGCACCGTCGAACGATCTTATCAATCAGATGGTGAATGCGTTCCTCGGCGCGGCGAAGGCGGACGGCTGGGGTACGGCGCTCTATACTAACAACGACTACCGGCGCAATATTTTTACGGCCGCGACGCTGGCCACATGGGATATCTGGCTTGCGGACTACACCGGCGGGCCGGACGTACCATGCGCCATGCAGCAGACGGGCAGCACCGGATCTGTGCCCGGTATTTCCGGCAACGTCGATATGAACACAGCTTTCAAAGACTACGCTCCGTCCTACACCTGCGACACGTCCGGCACCGTAGAGATTGCGCGGGGTAACGCTTATGTAGCGCTTATCACCTGTAAAAGCACACCGGACGTTGTGGCCGGAACGGCCGACAGGGTAACGGTCTTGCACCGGTACGACAACGGCGACAGGCACTACTATTACATTGTCCCAATCGGCAAGCCGGGGCAGGACGTCGGAATCTACATCAACGGCGGGCCGAGGCAGTTTATCGCCAAAATCAAGTGAGGTGACAGGGATGGACATGACGGAAATCGCGCAGACGGCCGCACAGGCACTTGACAGCGCGAAATCGGCCCATCATCGCATTGACGAGCTGGACGCCGAGGTGAAGGACATCCGGGGTCTGACCGCCGCAATGGCGCGGGTCAACGAAAAGGTCGATAACCTGAAATCGGATGTCGACGAGATCAAGACCGACGTCAAGAGCATTTCGGCCCGGCCGGGCCGCTGGTGGGACAAACTGGTGGCGGCGATCATCGGAGCGATCGGGGCGGGGGTTGCGACGGCAATTTTGGCAGCAATATTTAAATAGCCGGTAGACCCGGCGGAAAGTGTGATTTTATGAATCCATATGTTATTGAAATCCTCATTGTGGTGGCTGCGGCCACTGTATCCGCACTTATTACGCGCGTAGCTGTCAAGCAGCGCGCCACTGGGACCAACGGTGAGGCGGTGCTCGAAAAGATCGGTACGGGCATTACTTACGCACAATCGGTCGCTTCGGCTGTCACGCCGTTTCTGCCGCAGCCGGCAGGGCCGGTTATCAGCAAGGTGTTGGGTGTTGCGCAGAAAGCCGTGCAGCACGTCGAGGCTACATACAAGGCAGCGCTCTCCACGGACGCCAATGCTGCCGATACCCGTAAAACGGAGGCAACGAGTCTGATTAAATCGGCATTGGCACTGGACGGTATAGCGGACACGCCGGAGGTAGACAAGCTGATCGACGTCGTTATCCCGCTGCTGGTCCTCGCTCTGCCGGAGACGCACACAACCACCGTAGAGAGCGGGGCGGTCGCGTCCGGCACCACGGGCGCGGTGTAAAATTGAATAGAAATAGCGATGGCCTCCGGATTGCTCCGGAGGCCTTATTTTTTTTCGACTAGTGCATATATTTCAACATTTGAATTAAATATTGTCCAGACATTACTTCTGTTTCATCTCTGTCTAATGGCCGCCTCCCAAAATTCACAAAACCGTTTCTACTGTAAAAATCTATAAGTTCTGGCTTGTCCTCACATTCGAGGTATACAATTTTACCTCCAATTAACTCTTGGGCCATTGCAACTCGATCACAGGCAAGCTTTAGCAACTCGTCGCCTGTTATCAATTTATTGTATCCATTATTGAAATTCTTTCCTAGCTGAGCAATGAGCGGCGCAGCAATTAAATAAGCTTTCAATTCGCTGTCATATGTAGCAAATTTATTAATCCTTTTTCGCATTGCTCTACTGACGGCAAATTTTTCAATATTCAACGCTTTAATATTTGTTGTATAATAAGCAATCAGAGCTAATTCTTTTTTATACGAGGCAAAAATTAAATATGTAGGAGCAATTTTTTGCTTTGCAAATTCCATTCCTTTACTTGCTGTTTTTATATACCCTTCCAGTTCGGCATTTTGCGGGCACGAAAAATCGGAGAGAATAGATTTTGTTCTATCCTCTCCAACCTGTTCAATTAAATCTACTAACGAAACTTGGATATAACCGTCCATTATTTTGCACCAAAAAGTTCTTTGATGTGGTCGCCTTTGAGGTCATACGTTTTCTTTGAAAGATGAACCTCAATACTGTGCTTTCCTTTAGCACTTTCAAGAGCATTAATGAGCTGACCAGCCAAACGCTTATCGCGAATGTGAACAGTCTTACAGATACTTTTTGTCGCCATACTCATCATTCCTTCCACTTATTACTGTATGGTAACTTTACGGTACGGCAAAGGAAATACACAGCCACACATAGACTATGCGCATTTCATCTTTGATTATACACCCGATTTTCGCAAAATCAAGAGTCTTTTCTTGACAATTTGCGCATGGAGTGGTATTATAGACAAGCGCGCTTATCAATATTTGGTATTATTTTTTACTATTGATACAGCATAGCAATAAACTTTAATGCTTTGCCCTCCCTCGACTTCACTGCTTGAGAGGACTTATTTTTTTGTAATCTATTGACAATACAGGGAATTTGGACTATATTGTATGTATTCGGTTGTGTATGGAGAGCTTGCTCTCCGGCGCAGGGGAAGAATGTTGCGTACATCCTGCTTCTGCAGGGGCCCATCGGGATTTATGTCCGGGTGGGCTTCTTTTTTTATTTTTGCAGATTTTCATGTACAATATTTACCATGCCATATTGGCAAATATTTCATGAAGCGGGTATCGTTATGGACAAAGAACTCAAACAAGAACTTGAATGGATCAACGAAAATCTGAAAGCTGTGGTGACGAATCAGGACATGCTTTACTGCCGGATACGGGACATTGAGGTTGAGATTAAGAAGCAGGATAAGCATTGACGAAAATCAGGCGAAGAGGTATTATCTTTATTTAGCCACAAACCGCGCATCCCGTCGAGCAATCGGCGGGATATTTTTATATGACACTTTTACGACATAAACCCCAAATAAACCCCAATCACGGTAATGAAGAAAAAGAAAGCCTCCAGAATCCGCATGAATGCTAGATATCTGGAGGCTTGTTTTGGAGCGGGAGACGGGATTCGGACCCGCGACATTCAGCTTGGGAAGCTGACGCTCTACCACTGAACTACTCCCGCAACATTGCGTATTCCATTCTACCACAGAAAGAGGCATCACGCAAGGGCTTTTTCATTCAGCATGTTTCGGAAGATCTTATCTTCCGAGACCGTGTCCTTACCCACCGCTACCAAAACATATCTTCCGCGGCGCTCGATCAGGTAATTTTTCAGCTGGCTGTACTGCGTAGGGTTCAAGCTTTTGAACCCGGCGGCTTTTGTGCTCATATGCGCGGTCACAGCCGCCTGCAAATTTTCATATTTCGAGGTATCCGTCAGAAGGAAACAGTTCAGTTCGACGGCACTTTCAGAGGATTTGCTCATATAGACCGAGCAGGAGGTGACGGTTCCGCTCGGAATGTCATAGTGCTTGGAAATCAGACTCGAATCGACTTCTGCAAGGTCGCTGTACTGTAAATCACCGATGATCTTTTCAGTGATCTGGCTCGGCGTGTAGGGCGCGGTGTTGTCCCGCATATGGCCGTAGAAGAAGACCCCTGCTACGAACAGAAAAATGGCACCGACCAGAAATACAATGGAAAGAATCATCCATTTTTTGTTTCCTTTCGCGGCATCCGGCATCCAAACACCTCCTTACCCAATAAAATCCACCTTATATTATTTTATGTATTTTACAATAAATAGCCACCATCATAATTACATGGGAGAAATATATAAAAGGAACAATTTGCATTCCGAAATCAATCATATTTTGTAAATTTCGCAGGGAATCTCTGCCGGATTCATTCTTTGAAGCAGCGTCGCTTTTTCTTCTCTTTTGTTCGGCGACGCTAACCCGAGCGGGAAACTTGCCGAGACGTTTCCGCTGAAACTGAGCGACAACCCGTCTTATCTGAATTTTCCGGGTGACGGCGACGAATGTGACTACCGCGAAGGTATTTTTACCGGCTACCGCTATTACGATGCAAAGGAAATGCCCGTGCTGTTCCCATTCGGCCACGGCTTGAGCTACACGGAGGGCTCGTTCTCGCTGTTGAAAAAAAGCCAACGGAGTGCCAGAAAGGGCCGGCAGCATGTCCGCTGACGGCCCATCTTTTGCGTAGTGGATCTGCAACTTGTT